TAATCTTACTTGGCTTATACCTGTACTCCGCATACCTCTCCTGATAGCCGAAAACGTTGTTATACGTCCCGTTGCCGACCGTCGTCGCATTTACGTAAATTTCCTTGTTCAACACCGCTTGCTCACCCAGGTGAGCCAACGCAGGCCAATAGTAATCGTACCGTGTCGAACGACTCCACATCCGGTCGATTCCTTCCTGATACGTATAGTCGGCACGAACACACACCAGACCGATAATGATCGAATGCTCAGTAAACGATTTTACAAATCCATGACCTCTGAACCCGACGACGCCCATCGCACCAAGCTTACCTGGACTTCCATCCGTCCGCGCAATAGGCTTCACGATAACCGGAGAAGTGCCACCGCCCAGATACTCTGGTCTTTGAAGCCTTGCGTCCGGAGAAACCACGCCGAAGTGACTCTGCACAATCTCAGTATACCGAGTGCCGGCACGCGCGTCTCTTTCTAAAATCCTCTGCACCTGGATCGCTTGACGAAGCTCATTCACCGTCGAAGAAGTCGCATGAGCGAGATCCGCACGGATATTAGGCTGAGCAAGAGCAGCGTCCTTTTCAACATAGAACGTGTACGTCGCCGCGCTATTGTCCACGCTCTGACTATCAGCATACGTCCGCGTCGAACCGTCTCGGCCTGTCTCATACACCGCCCGGTCGGTCGTGTCCCACGTGTTGTTAATCTTTCCAATACCAAGAACCGGCGCTGACGTCCCGAGAGAAAGGCTGACAGCATTCCCCTTTTGAAGCCAGGGCAGACAACTCGTAAAATAATCATGCCGCTTTCCACGCCGCTTGAGAGTATACGTAGCAATCGAATCCGGGCCGTCGCCCGTCGACACCGTCAGAGAGTTTTGAAGATTCTGATCCCTGAACCACTCATTCCAAATCAGATTGTAAGCCCTGAACGGAAGCGCATTGACCGAGATATTCGCAGCAACGAGAGTAGGCAGACCCATGTAATCTGCAAGGCTTTCGCCGGCCGCGTTGTTGAGGTTGTTAATGATCGGAACGGTATAGTCGATATTGTCAGTAGGGTTGACACGCTCACCGCAGAACTTCACCCAGTTCGACCACACTAGCCGATTAGGAACAGCGAAGAAAAACGTATCCATGTACAGGTTATCCATGATCGGAAAAATAGGCGTAGACAGTCTTGCGAACCCGGTCATATTAAGCTTGAACGTGTCGCCTGGCAGCGCCTCGTCAATTAAGATCGGAATCAAGTAACCTGCATCAAATGTCGTTTTTACTCCATGACTCCGGTTAAACGCACTCCGGGGGATCGCGACGCTAGGAACCTCCGAAAACCTATGTTGAGTTCTTTTCATACCTCGACATCCTTTCCTCGAAGCAATATCTCCGAGACGTATTCGAATTCGCCCGTTTCCCTGTTCCACGTAGCAATTCGCCAAAGCTCGAAATCATCCTTGAACGCAGACAGAAACGGGTTTGCATCTTTATTTCTAATGTCAAGCACAAATCGTCTTGACGCCAATTCATCCCGCATCGAAAAAAACGGTACGTCGTACAAGTGCGTTTTCAAATCCAACACCGAATAAACACCGACAGTATCATTGCTCATTCTCGTAACTCCTTTTTAAGGTCTTAGTGACCTCGGTTAAATATTTCTCTTTTTGTTGCCTCCGGACTATGTCCGGATCCTCTTGCCTCTTTATCCTCTCCTCCTTCACATCAAGATATGTAGGCCAGCACTTGCGCATCAATTTGCGATCATAGTATTTCGGCGGCTTGAATTTCTTTCCATTCACCGTCGTGAAATCTTTCGGGTACACATCCGAAGAATACTTATCAAACCAAGCAGACCCGATCCCGGGCCGCCTGGACATTAAACAAAACTCAGGCTCTTTCCCTTTGTAATGTTCCTTAGCCATATCGCCGCCGATTTTCTTTCCTATGTACCGCGCACAATAGCCAGCAGACTCAAAAGTAACCTCACCAAGAGTGCAAAAGCCCTTTGTCCAAAGGCTACCCAGCAACTCACTTTTAAAGACCTTGTATGAGCTACCAGTAATAGCCCAACGCCCTTTCGTTGGTTGAACATATAGAAGCTCTTTGTCCGGGAAATCATACCCGAACAGTAAAATGTGATAATGGGGCCGACCACGCTCCGCGCCGTATTCGCCGCATGCATAGAACCTAACAAGAAAAGGCTCCGCGCACTTGCGAAGCCTTTTCATAAACAACTGCACCTCCCTTTTGTCGATAGAACCACCGACAGGGAGATTCTCATTATCATAGGTTAAGGTCACGAAGCAATTCTGCTCATGCATTTCAGCTTCGTGCACACACCTTAACGCCCAAGCTTTCGCCCTATCCATCCGACAACCTCGGCAGCGTCCACATGGAACCTTAACAATCTCACCCGTAAATGAGATTTTACGCCATAACGGATAGAAACAAGACATGTCAAAGTCGTATTCCTCCTCTCTTCAGACCTGGAGATCTACGATTCATAGTCACGGGCCTTGCGCTCTTACGAAACATAGCCCTTGACTTCCTCCGCGACACGGACTTCCTATACCGCATAGCTATCACCTCCTTTCATCCACAATCAATCATCGCCGCGTGTTTTGACTCCTGGCTTGAACCCGTAAACGTCTTACTCCCTACCTTGACGATCACGTCAAACCCGATCGCCTTGGCCAGGTCGATAAGGAGATTTCCAACTTCCTCGACCGTGATCTTTTCGTCTTTCAAGGCCGAGTTAGCCCAGGCCGAAACGACACCAACAGCACTCATAATCAAGAAGAAAGTTCGCATACTCACCTCCTTTCATGGAAGTGATCCAAGTTCACTTCCAAATTAATCCTGACACCAACTGGTGTCAGTCAGACTTATAGATATCAAGTAGGGGTAAGTCTGACCGCGGCCTCTCGGCCGCGGGATGTAGGTTATTTTACCGGCTCATCGGCCGGTTTGTCAAGAGGCTTAGCCGGCTGTTTTTTTGCCGGCTGTTTAGGTTTAGCCGGCTCTTCGACCGGCTGCACATGTTCGCCTAGACCATCGGATCCAGGATCCGAAGCACCAGAGATAAGGCCGAGCTCTATCGCCTCGGCCCTGTTTTCCGGTTTTTCCATAAACTCTAGAAGTTTTTCCGGAGTATTGTCGAACTTGGCACGAATATTGCTTGGCAACTGTTCGAACATGCTTGACGCATTTGTGACAAGATCCATAGCCTCCTTGAAATCAAGACCACGGAGATCCCCGAAGCGAGCTTCGAACTTTGTAATGTGATCAATCAACCCGGTCTTGTCATATTTCCGGATAATCAAATTGACATCGCACTCTTTCGCGTGGCTTTGCTCGGTTACATAAACGAGCTCGCCGTTTTCATCAATAGTCCCTGGACGAGAGCACCAAGCTCTCATATCGACAGACGTGATAGGAACGAGCTCTTCACCTGTTAGTTCTCTCCAATCCTTAGACATAGCCGTCTCCTCCTTTTAGGCGGACACTCCTCGAACTTTAAACACCAAAAGTTCGACTCGCATCCGCCTTTTTGAGATTTAATCCATAATCCCCGATTGACCGGGGGATACCTTAGAACCACCTGTTCGCCCAAGTAGGCGGCCACCAGTATATCCAACGACAGCAGGAATAATACCGATCGCTCGCATGATTTCTTTAACGTGAGCGATAATCTTTCCAGCAGGGCCTTCGTAGACTTCAGAAGTCCGAGCAAGCTCGGACAGAGCGTACAAGGCCTCTTGGGCCTTGTTATCGAGTAGGCCAACCTGGCTAGACATAACTTGCCGCTCAGCTTTCAAATTGAGAACCTGCTCTTTATTTAGATTTATATCTGACTCTAGTTTACTCATTTCAACAGCAGTCTTTTGAATCCGAGCTGAGATCTCGCCAACCTCTGTATATGTTTTAACTACACGCTCTACCATTTCACGCTCTTGAGCACCGACAAGTCGTTGCTGTTCCCTGTACAGCAGCGTTTCCTCAAGAGACTTAGCCCTGTCCTGGATCACCTTAGCCGTTTCTTCGATCACCTTCTTTGTTTCCTCAATAGTTTTACTCCGCTCAGCATCAGAAAGCGCCGCCTCGGCAAAGCCCTTTGCACTTGACGAAAGAGTGCTCGTTACAGGATAGCTTTGTGCCACATTAGGCAACCCGACACTAGGAGCATTTCCTACACTAAAGCCACCGGTCGCTGCCAGAATAGGGTTTAGCCCTGCAGCTTTCATATCCGCGACCGTGTTTTGATACCTCTGCTGATAGGCCTTAGAATTGTAGGCGTACTGCAACGCCATAGCATCTTGATTTCTATTCCAGCCCGTCGTGGCGTTAGCATCATTAAAGTAATCCTGCACGTACATCTCAGTCAAAGCATTCACTAGCTGACTAGAAGCTTCACCGCCTTGCTGAGCACCCATGCCGATTAACGCTTGCCAAGCCATAAGCACCTCCTAAAAATGATCAATAAAGCCCGGCACAGAATACACGGGCATCGGTCGGACACATTGCATTTCCATGAACGAGTCAAAAACGAAATGCGGCTCAGCAGGGGTCGCAATCACCCTATCGACAGGGGGATTCTCCTCGATGAATGTCCCATCAAGAGTCGGCTGACTACCGAACTCCACGCCTAAATGCCAACTGTCAAGAGTGCCGGCGTCGTTGCTACGCAGCTTGCCAGTAATCTTACTTGGCTTATACCTGTACTCCGCATACCTCTCCTGATAGCCGAAAAC